TCGATAGCGTCCAGCTTCTCAATGATTGCTTGGGACATGATTAACCTTTCAGTCGTTTATCTAGGGTTTTAGACAACTCGCGCATTTCAAGTGCTTTGAGTATGTCTGCTTCGGTCACATCCACATCGGACTCACTCTGTTGTGGCGCATTTTCAATCGGGACTTGGACAACATCGCGCTGTTCCAAAACCTTCTTGAAGACAGATGCGGAAGTGACCGCATCTTTTTTGGAAATCCCTGCCTCGCGCAGAGCCTTTTCCAAATTCTTTAAATTAGCAGAGCCATCATCGCGGAAATATTCCAGCTTGTGTACTTCTGCCATTGGATTGTTTGGATACATCACCACGCTGACTTCACGCAAGCCGCCTTTAGTGATTTGGAAATATCCATCGTTGTAAGGGTCATCACTACCAATAGTCATTGGTGTGCCATCTTCTTTGACATATTGATATTCCTCAGCGTATGCACCAACAGAAACACCGCCAAACATCATTGGCGATTCTTTCATAATTTGGTACAAATCAGAACCAGCACTGGTGTTCATGTAAAGACGACCTGAAGCAGTCATGCCTTCATCGTCAAAATCAAATTGCGTCCACTCGCCAACAGGCATTGAGTCAGCGGCATGGTTTAAAAACATTGGCAGTGGCTTACCTTCTGCGCTAAATGTTTTCGCCCAATCCATAAAGCCTTCAGGCTGATAGTTAAACTTGCGACCATCTGCGCCTTCTCTTGCACCCCATGTAGTAACACGGGCTTCAATCTTCCCAGTTGGTTCTTTGTCTGCGCTTTGCGCTTCCATGACCAGCTTGGCTTCGCATACCATCATCAAGTTTTTTGTCATGAATTACCTCATCGACTTTTGTTTGGTCAATGTCTTGTATTGTTTTGGGTGGTCTGCCGCGAGGCGGCTTTCCTCTAGGTTTGTAATCTTGCAAATATCCTACCACTTTTTGAAAAATGGTAGTCATTTTATTTTCCAATATTCATTTTATTGGTTTGATTGCCACCGCCACCGCCAGTGTCTTGTGGACTTGTGCCAGCAATTGGTTCAGATTTGCCACTTTCTTTTAGCGTGTCCGCGCCATCCATGTGCGCTTTGCCCAAGTATTCCCGCGCCTCATTCTGCGTCATTATTCCAGCATTAACACCAGCAACCGCATAATTCATTTGGTCAAGCGGTGCGCCTTTTAAAAAGTCTTGTGTGTCAAACTCCACGCACAAATTAGGGTAGCCCTTAAACAGCGATGCTTTCAGCTTTTGTTGAACATTAACAATAATCGGGTACATAGTGGACTTATAAAACTCATCCAACATTGTTTGCGTATTGTTATATTTTTGGTCGCCAATATGCAACATCGCTGGCGGTACACCATACAAACCGCAAATGCGTTTCATGGTTTGCATCTTCAAGTTTGCTAAATCAGCATCTTGCAAACTTAACATTTTCAGCGGTTCATACTTCATGCCTTGGTCAAGCAACATACCTTGACCCGGCTTGCTTTTATCTGTCTGCTGACTGCCCACCATACTAGACCATGCTTCTTTTAATCGTGCGGCAATTTCTTTATATTTAGCATCAGGAATCACATTGTCAGTTATGAACATACCGCTGGGCTTTGCCCCATTCAGCATCACATAATTGGCATACAGGTCAATGTCTTGGTCTAAGCCAACCAATTCAGCCGCCAATATGCCCTTGTTGAAACCCGCTGAGCCTTGCCATGCCATATCCTTGCAGTGCATAACCTGATGCGCGGAAAGAGGTTCGTCTTTGTTAAAACCATAGCTGGGCGTGGATAACCGATAGCTTGGGTATCGCGTGGGCGTAATGGTCACAGCAATTAGTGTGCTGTCCAGTTCGTACATTTCCAGCGGTGTTTGATTTGGGTCGGATTGGTCTTTTCTCCACCACAGCGTAAATGCCTCACCAAGCAACTCATGCCACATCATCCACTGATACCAATACTCATATTGGCTCTGGAAATTGTTCGGATTAGTCAGCAATGAATAGACTTGCTTGGCTTTGATTTTGTCCCGCACACCGACATTCGGGTCAGTCAGTGCGTTTACATAAGTGCCATCCTCTGCCATTGCCATAATGTTAATTGGCAATTGCGAAATTGCTCGCGCTTTAACCGCCACGCATGACATTACAGTGCTGTTTCGAGTCAGCAAAGATGTGTCTACTGGGCGACCCGCATTGGTTGTACTGCCAGTAGTGACATACAGAATCTGCGTGTTTACTGTCGGATTCTTATTGTTGCCTTGATAGACAATGTTATTGCCTAATGCGGTCTGCCCAAAAAGTGTGTTTGCTTCTTTGGAATCTTTTGTTTTTCCAATGAATTTATCAAATATTCCCATGTTTCACCTTTAGAAAGTGCGGAAACCAAAACCACTCATTGTTGGGTTGTCCAGTGAACAGTGCATTGCAATGATGAGGGAAATTATGCCATCGACCTTTGCGCTTTTGTCGTTTTCATTTTTTCGCACTTTAACATTTCCATTGACATCTGTATACACCTCGCAATTGCCAAGTTGCCAACCAACAAATGGATTGCCATTGTGCTTAACAGAATAATTCAAAATTAATTTTTCTAAATGCTTGCTTGGGTTACTTAACACCGCCATACCTTGCCCGACTTTCTTAACAGGCAAACCAGCGTCATGCAATCGTGCAACCAATGATGCGGCATTGTAGGCATCAAAGCCAATTTCCTTAACATCGTATTTGGATGCTTGCTCAATGATGTAGTTGCTGATTTCTCGGTCATCCATCACATTGCCCTCTGTGATGTGCAATATGCCGCTATTAACTGCCACACGGAAAATATCCATGTAATGTTTGGGAATCAGATTTAGGCCATCTTCAGGCAAAAAGAATTTAAACTCTGCTTCATAGTCATCCTCGGAAAAACGCTTCAGCGTACAAACTGCATTCAAGTCGCGGGTTGCCGCCAAGTCAAAACCTATATATACGGATTCGGGTTCGCGTTGTTCTTTAACCTTTGCGCGGTCATCATCCCAATAATCGCGGTCAAGCCAAGCAGAGTTTGCGCTGACATAAATGTTAAGTGTTTTGCAAAGAAATTCATTTAGTGCCGCTGGCTTGTGCTTCGCTTGTTCCGCACGGTCTGCAATGGCTTCTTCATATACGCTGATGCCGTGCATGGGGTTAGCCTTTGCCCATGTCTTTGGGTCACGCCAATCATCACCAAGGTCAAGGCTATACAACAAGCCAAACCAGCGCGGGTTATCGGTCGCTTCGCCTGACAGCATATTTTCTAGCATCTGCATATCTTCAAAAAACTTTGTGTCTTTTGTAAATGATGCTGTGGTGATGTATATCCGCAAAGGATTTTTTCGCGCCACCATGCCTGAATGCAAAACTTCAATTGCGTTTCTGTCCACAATCTGCGCGGCTTCGTCAACAATAGTACATGATGGGTTCATGCCATCGCCTGACTTTTTAGTATCTCGGCTTAACGCTTTGAATTTGGTTTGGCTGTCGCCAGCTTTGTTAATTTGATTGCGATGAACTGTGTAAAGCTGGGCAACATCGTGCGGCATATTTTCCACAAAGCCCTTGGCGGCATCAAACACAATGCTTGCCTGTTCGCGTGTGGTCGCTAATGTGTAAACTTCCGCGCCAGCTTCACCCCAATTTAGTTCGTACAAAGCAATGACTGCTGTTAGCGTGGATTTACCCGCTTTGCGCGGAATAAACACAATCACATCGGTGACCATGCGAGTCCTTGGGTCTAACTTACTGCGAAACCCATAAATGGCACACACAATAAAAATCTGGAACGGTTCAAGCACAAGTGCTTTTCCAGCGTCTGGGCCTTTGGTGTGTTTCAGCGTAGACGCAAATTCTAAGAAGTGCGTTACATAGTCAACATGGAATTCCCATGCCCACGCTTTATCTTCGAGTTGATTTAAAAACCGCTGACAAGCCAAACGCACATTGCGACAAACAGGGATTGTCCCCTTGACTACATCAACGGCATACAGAATGCCATCTTCATAATTCATGGGCCACTAAGCAATTTTGAATATTTGCCGCCCTCTTGCTTATTGGTAGCAAGCCGACCCCGAGGCGTTAACCCCAGTTCGTTCATCAGCACAATCGCACGACTTAACGCTTTATCGCCAGCAGTCAGAAACGGATTCGGGCCAACAGTAGCACCATTGTTGAATTGCGTGATGATGCCGCCCTTGGCAACGCCCTTCATACATTTAATGTAAATATCCATCTGATTGGCAAGTGCCGCCAATATGTGTTTGTCTTGGTCTGACCCAATGCCGTAAGTTTCCCAAAGGAAATCACTTGTTTCCTTAATGAACACATTTTTATCCCAAGAATCAGGATTATCTAACCAATCAGCTTTTGGAACACGCTTGCGTACTGCATCAGGCAATATTCCGCCTTTATGTTCAGCTTTAGTTCCATGAACTAAATGTAATTCTGGTGGAAGTCGATTTGTCATAAAACAATCTTAACAGATTTAATGATAGTTAACCCCCCCGCGTCAACTCCCTTTGTAGGAGTTTTA